TTTTTTTCAATCTTCAAAGTCCAATTTCATTATAACTTTCAATTCTAAATTTAAGATCTTCTTCTTGAAAAACATCTTCCGTTTATTATTAACTTCATTTATATATAAAAGTTTTTGAAAACTATCTTTATATATTTTATAAATGATTATTACTATTATAACTGGTGGTTCTGGTAGTGAAACATTACAAACAGCCTTATATAAAATTAATAAAGATATATCATTAAATTTAATAATTAATGGTTATGATGATGGTAAATCAACTGGAATTTTAAGAAATCTTTTTAAAGATATTTTAGGTATATCAGATTTTAGAAAAAATCAAATATTAGAATATAAATTAAGACATGGTAATAATAAAATTTATTTTTTATTAAATCATAGATTTTCAAATAATACATATAATTATATTATTACTTTAATTAATGATGCTTTTAATGATGATAATAATGAGAATGATAATGAAAAACTTAAAGAGTTTTTAATTTATCATACTAATTATTTTTTTAGTTTAAAGAAAAAAATAATATTTGATGATTTCAATTTTATGAATATTATATATTGTTCTTTACTTCATCAAAATAATAATGACATGATCAAAGTTTGTAATATTATTAAAGAAATTTTAAAATTAAAAAATAATATTTATATTAATTCTTATGAAAATTTAATATTAAATGCTATTACCAAAAATAATAATATATTGAAAAATGAAGAAAGCATTGTTAATTTTAATGATAAAAATGATAAAATCATTGATATCTATTTTAATAATAATAAATATCCAACATTAAATAAAGAAACTGAATTATTATTATTGAATTCTGATATTATTATTGCATCATGTGGCACTCAATTTAGCAGTCTAATACCTACTTATAAAACAATTGGATTTAAGGAAACTTTACATAAATCGAATGCTTCTAAATATTTAATATTAAATTGTGATATAGATAATGATATTATTAATTATGATGCTGATGAATTATTGGATAAAATAAATGAATATATAATTCTAAATGATTTTAATGTTATTTCTTCTACTGATAATATCAAACAATTAATACCAACTAAATCTATTTACAATATTATAAACATAGAAAAATTAATTAAAAATAATAAACACAATGGGTTCTTATTATGGAAATATATTTTTCAAGATTATTTCAAATTATATTTGAATGATTTTTATATTTTTGATTATGATTATACAATTTTTGATAAAAATAATATTGATATTTCCTTAAATAATATCAGGTTATTAGAAAATATCAATAATTCTATTATTGTTACAAATAATTGTTTTAATAATTTATTAGATATCAATAATAATATTACGATATATTCTAATTTTGCCAACATTATAAATAATTATATAATTATTGATAGTCAATATATTTTAGATACAAATGATATTAATTTTATTATGAATGAAATCAAAAAAGAAATTAAAAAAGAAAATGAAATCGAAATTGAAAATAGAAAAAATATTTCAATAGCTATAAGAGTTAATAACAGAGATGAATATTATGATAAATTAAAATTATCTTTTAATAATACTCAATATGATGTTATTAAAACTGGTAAAACAACGATTGAAATTGTTAAAAATGGTTTATGTAAAAGAAATTGTTTTATTTATAATAATTTCTTTAAATATACCAATACATATATTACAGATTGTAATGATATAAATTATAATTCTAAAACAGATAATTTAAAATATTTAGAAGTTAAAGATATCAATACAACCAATCTATTTTTAAATACAATTCATATTAATCAAAAATATGATTTTTGCATTATTATTGCAGGTATAAATTCAAGAATTAATATTCATTTTCCTAAATCTCTAATGAATACTATTAACATAATTGATAATGATTTTGATAATTTTGATGATATTATTTTAACTAAAATAATTAAAAATATTATAGATTATGCTAATAACATTTTTATTTGTTGCAATAATTTATATAAAGACTTTTTTATAAATTATCAGAAAAAATTAAATTATAATAATATTAAATTTTTATTTTATAATTCTATTGACAATTCAAAAAATTATCCAAATGGCAATGGAGAAACAATATTTCAATTATTACAAAATGAAACACTGACAAAAAAAATATTTATTATGTGGGGTGATATATTAATATCTAATAATAAGATTTTTGAAGAAATGTATAATTTACAATATGATAATGATTTTTTAATTCCTACTGTTTATGATAAAAATCCTTATGCATATTTAATTATTAATGATAATAATAATGTTGAGTATATAGAATATCTTAAAAATAAACATATTGATTATGGTTATCACGATCAATGTATATTCTTATGCAATACTAACAGTTTAAAGGACAATATAACTATATCTTCCCAATCAGAAAATAACTTTTTAGATATTGTCAAAAACATTGATAATGTTAAATATTATATTACGAATTATCCAATTCAAACCTATAATTCAATTGATGAATTTAAATTATTAAATATATAAAGACAATATTTAATAATTTAATTCAGATGAATACTTATTATAATAACTGTATTTTATATGATGAATATGACTATTTATTAAATGATTTTTCTAGAAATGTTGAAAATGGTAGTCGTGTTTTAATTGAAGAATATGTTAAACCGGATATGAAAGTTCTTGAAATGGGTGCTAGATATGGTTCAGTTAGTGTTTGTTTAGATTATATATTAACTGATCCTAAAAATCAGCTGGTATGTGTAGATCCAGATATTTCAATTAAAAATTGTTTAGAAAAAAATAGACAGATAAATAATTGCACCTTTAATATTTTTAATGGTGCTGTTTCTAAAAAAGATTTATATGTTGTGTATAATGGTTGCACTTGGGAAACTAAAACATATATTGATCCTCCAAAACATTTAAATTGTATAAAAAGTGCTACATTATCAATAGATGAACTACAAAAATTATATAATATCTCATTTGACTGTTTAATCGCTGATTGTGAAGGATTTTTATTAGAATTTATAAAAGAAAATCCCGATTTTTTTGATAATTTAAAATGTGTTATTTATGAAGAAGATTGCACACCTAACCATCCTATCAATAGTCATTTCATTGATTATAATGAAGTTGAACAATTTTTAATTAAGAAAGGTTTTAGTTTAACAAAAACATTTAAAGATCATATTGGATTAAATAATAAAGTTTGGTTAAAATAAAAGATGTCTGATAATTTTCATATATTTATCGCTTCTTGTTTTGAAGGACTTGAAACACAAGTTCCTAGATTGATTAATAATATCATCAAATCAAATATTCCTTGTGAATATGTTCATTTTATTATTGGAGGTTGTCCAGATGAAAAAATATATTTCATTGATAATATTCAAATTATAACTGTAAAATATAGATGTTTTGAATTTACACCTCATATTTTTATTGTGAATAATCCTGATTTCTTCAATTTTGATTATGCATTTTTTACTCACGATACAGTTAATTTTGGTGTTAATTTTTATAATATTATTAAAAATGATATATTATATTTAAAAAATCATAATCATAAATATGATACAATGACCATTGATAATAATTTACCATCAATGAATATTGGTATATATTCTAAAAATATTATTTTAAAACATAAAGATAAATTATTATCAATATGTTCATATTCAAATGATCATGATGTTTTATATCAATTAAAACATGATATTTGCAGTCATGAAGATTTTATGTTTAAACAAAACAATTATAATAATAACGCTTATTCTGTATGTATTGAAACAAATTTTACAGGTATTAATAATAATACACCTTCAAAAGGTTTAACAAGAATTTTTAAAAGAATAGATTTTATTAAATATCAGAGTAATGCATGGTTTATTCAATCCATTGATATCTGTAAAATTTGAAAGGTATAATAATTCTAATATCAAATCTTCTTAAATTTAAGAAGATTTTGTATTATTTTTTTATAATTTTTCAAAAAAAGGATTATATTTTTTAATAATTAAAGTTTTGTGTTCAAACCGACAAAATGCAGTCAATCGCTGAATTTATTGTTAATAATATCGATATCAATATCAACGCCAGAGAAGTTCTTCATCATTCTGTTATGCAGAATGGTGTTGAGATGGATATGGGATTGAATGGTATGTGCGATGAGTTGCTTAAAGTTATTGATGGAAATAAAATGTCTGACTTTACTTTATTTCCTGAGAATTTAGGAATTCAACGAAAGAAAATTATTACATTCAAATGGCGAGGGAAAATATGCGAGATTGGAGAACACTTTGATACACAAAGAACTTATTTCTGGGTCAAAATGTCGCCAGAGATATAAAAAACCTGAAGAAAAATAAAAAAGTCAAAATGATATTATTTTTGGCTTTTTTAAGAGTTATTAATATTGATTTAAAGATAATTTGGAAGTCTCTTTATATCTCTTCTTCTTTATCATCGTCTTCATCATCATATTTAAATGTGTTAAAGAGGTATTTCAAACTTTTTATGTGGTTTTTATAAGATTTTTCTATTTCTTTTGCATCTTTGCTGTTTGAATAGCCTTTTGTTGCCATACAATCTAGATAATCTCGTAATTGTTTATAATTTGCCTCTTGTTTGTTTTTTGTGTGATTATAAATATATGATAACATTATTTCTGCTATGAAATGCATTATTATATGATATATATAATCGTCTAACATTATTCGCCAAATGTTTAATCCTGTATGCACTTTCGAATAAGTGTGTCTCAAATTATTTTTTATTACCAGTTGATTATTTTTATTTTCAAATAATTTCTTATAGAATTTGCGAAATGCATCTTCTGGTGATATTATATATAATTTATGAATTATATTATTCTCTTCTTCTAAATGATTACTATCAAAATCTATTTTTAACTCTTCTTCATTAAATCTTATTAGATTTATATTATAAGTTTTATTATTACAATTATTATAAGTTTTGTTATAAGTTTTGTTATAAGTTTTGTTATAAGTTTTGTTATTATTTAATATTATTTGTGAATTATTATTTATTGTTTGTGGTATTGGTACTAATTGTTGAGTTGTTTGTTGTGATGGTATTAATTGATGTGCTGGTTCTTCTATTATTGGTACTAATTGTAATGATTTTTCTCTACATATTTTAAGATGTTTTGATTTTGAAGTTCTACAAGCATATATTTTATGACAGAAATGACATTCTAATGGATTGGAAACCCCTTTACAAATTACTAAATGTTTTTGTAAATAATATTTTGATGATAAAATTTTATTACATTTACTACATTTATTACCATCACCTACATAATTAAAATCATCACCTGCATAATTAAAATCATCACCTACATAATTAAAATCATCACCTACATAATTAAAATTAGTTGTAGAAATGTTGGCTATTTCATTATTATGTTTTGGTTTATTATGTATAGCATTTTGATGTCGTTTTAAATCAAATTTTCGTTTTGTCTTATAATTACATAATGCACAATTATGATATATAAAATCCATTATTATATATGATCTCTTATTTATTTTTTTATATGCGTTTTTATACATATAATATATTTAAAAAACGCATATAACGCTGCGGGTGTGTTGCACATTTTTTATTATTTTTTATTTTAAATTTTAAAATAATATCCCTTTTAAAATAAAAACAAAAATAATATCCCCTTTTTTAATCCTAATATATAAAACTTCTAATGTCTATTATATGACTTATAATCACAAAAAAATAAATGATGCTAAAGATAATTTAGTTAAATAGTAGTTTTAGCATATTGATATTATATTTATACTTCTTTTTATTATTTTCTTTCATATTTTCTAAATATTCTTTTTTATCTATATTTGATAATAATAATTTTGATATATTTGTTATTAGTATTGGATATATCATATCATCCATTTCCTACATTCACTAATGAATAATTTGTTCTTAAACTTGGCTTTTTTATAATTTTATTATTTTTATTTTCAAATAATTTATTACTATAATATTCAAATATATAATCTTCATTTAATGTTAATAATTTACATTTAATTTCATCATCATTTAAATGACTTGTATCAAAATTAATTTCCATATTTTCACTATCAAATATTACTTTTTCAATTTCAATCTCAATTTCATTCTCTATTTTATTATCAGACTGTTTATTTTTACACATTTTCAGATGTTTTGATTTTGAAGCATAACAAGAAAATATTTTATGACATAAATGACATTTCAATGGGTTTGAAACTCCTTTACATATTAGTAAATGTTTTTGTAAATATTGTTGTGATGATATAATTTTATTACATTTATTACATTGATATCCATCTTTATTTTCAATTGGTTTATCTTTACATATTTTTAAATGTTTTGATTTTGAACTACTATCACATAATATTTTATGACAGTAATGACATTCTAATGGATTTAAAACTCCTTTACATATTAATAAATGTTTTTCTAAACATCTTTTTGATGATACAATTTTTTTACATTTACTACATTGATTTTTATTTTTATTTTTATTTTCAATTTCAATTTTAATTTCATTCTCAATTTTAATTTCATTCTCAATTTTAATTTCATTCTCAATTTTAATTTCATTCTCATTACTATTTTTAATGTCTAATTCCCATATTAGATTATAAATTGTTTCTATCATTTTATAACGATCTCCTTTAAAATATTCATTTCCTATTTCTCGTTTATGAATGAATTGTTCTTTAAATCTATTTATTAGTAATCTTTCATATTTATCACAATCATTGCATAAAATTTGAATTATTAGTTTTGTTCCATTTGGATAATTACATATTCTTTTTAATCTTTCTTGTTTTGTTTTCCCTATTTTATAAATTGGTTCATTTGTTTTTATAAATTCTCTTTCTTGTAATAAATAAATATATTCATCTTTAATTTCTTCTTTAATTTCATCATTATATGGCATAGTTTTATGTTTTATATTATGATGTCTCGTAATATTATATTTTTTATTTGTATTATAACTACATAATGCACATTTATACATCATTCTTTTATTTTTATGGCTTTTTCAATATTAATAATCAATTTTTTACCATTTAAAGATAAATTTTAACTCTCTTTATATATCTTTTGTTTCAATTTTATTCTATTTTATTAAAAATTGATTTTTTCTTTTTCTTTTCTTTTCTATACAATGATTAATTTCACTGCATTAACTTTTTCTATTATTGCTATTATCTCTTTGTTTTCATTTGTTTCTTCTTCTATCATTGTTAAGGTCGTTATTTCTTCTTTCAATTTATGGTTTTATTCTAAAATTGCTTCCTTAATTTATAATGATGGAATAACATTTAATAATCTTAGGATGATTATTGTTTATAGTCTCTTGTTATCATTCTCGACTTATTTGAATTATATTTCTTAATTCAAAATACAAAAATAATGGCAAAAATTATTTTTGTCATTCATTCTTTCTTTTTAAACAAACGAACAAAAATTAGATGGTTATAAATGTTATCTTCCTCAATTTAATTCAAATATAAAAAAATAAAAATACGAACAAAAACTTGTAGGGTTTGGTGATGACTTTTATTGTCATTAATTTATTTGAATTATAAAAATAATTAACAAAAAAACGAACAAAAAACGAACAAAAACTTGTAGGGTTGATGATGACTTGTGCAGTCTTATAGTTCATTCATATATACAGCGATCCAAATCATTTTTACATGATCTTCTTAGCTCTTCTTATATTTCAAGTGTCGTTGCCTTCTCTATATATGAAATCATTACTATCGTTCAGTGTCATCTTAACAACATTTGCCGATATTATAGGTCTAATATTCACACAAATATTGTGGTTTGACTACACATTTTTATCAGGCATTCAATCACAACTTATGTTATTTTTGAATACTTTATAAATAGTTATTTTAATTATTTCTTCATTTCTCTCTTTTTTATACATTTTTATTTCAAAATTTTAAGATAATTTGGAACTCTCTTTATATACACATTTTATTGAATATTAATTTATAGGTTTTGGATTAGATAATACAATTATTAAAATTCTCATATAAAACAAAAATTAATTCATTTCTTAAATCTAATAATATTTTTAATTTATTTTTATTATTATAATATGATAACTAGTTCTAGATTTCATCCTTATTATAATAAAAATCATAAAACTATCGATACTACTACTCTTACTCCTACCTCTTCTAATATTAAATTACATTTCGGTGTAGAAATTGAATGTGTTTTTGAATTAATTGATGTCTTCACTTCATATATCTTCTTAATTGATTTTTACACCCAATTTAATGATTATAGTAGTGATATTACTAATGAACACATTGATATTCAATCTAATTTAAATAATGCCATTAATAAATTTATAGAACTTATTAATGATGATGAAGATGAAAATGATATTTCACAAAATCAAATTTATAATGATTTATTAGATATTTATCAAGATAATAAAAACTATAATGATTATTTTCTTGAAAAATTGGATTTAATTACTTCCCATCATTCTCAATTTTTACTTGATTTTAAGGAATTTTTAAATATTCTTATTTCTATTATTATTAATAAAATCAATTTAATTGATGATATTGATGATAAAAATGAATATAGAAAAATAATTAAAACTTTATTAATTGGTTCTGGTGATTTTTTTGATCTTTTTATTAATTTCTCTAAAAGATTTGATTTAACTCATTCTAAAATAAAAATATTTGAACCAACCAATTTTTCTGATTTTTATAATAGCAACCCTTCTTCTTATCTTGATAATATTCATTTATTATTATTATCAGATTTGAGTGTTAATTGTGATGATAAAATTATATATAAAAATATTGTTTTTTCTGATGTTCTTCATTATAAATATTTATTAAATAATTGTGAATTTTTAACACAAGTTTTCAAAACTACTTCTGAACTTAAAACAACTTTAACTACTTTTTTCGATGATCCTATTATTAAAAATTATTTGTTTAATTGTTCTAATACATCACAACACATTCATATCTCTTTTAATATTGATGATAATAATATTCAACCTGACATTTATATTATCCTTGCTATTGTCTTTATCTGTCATCATTTCCAAAATGATATATTTAAATTATTTTTGATTACTCGTTCAGATAATTCTTTTTGTAAAAAACTTAATTTTAATATTAATGATTATGCTGATTTTACAGATAATTATAATGATAATTTAAAACTTATTATGAAAATGTTTTTTAATGATAATGATAGATATTATTGGTTAAATTTAGTTAATTTATATTCAATTGATAAATATCCAAATTATATCAGACCTTATACTATTGAATTTAGAATTAAACATGGTTCTTCTGATCCTAATGAATTATATAATGTTTCTAAATTATATGAAAATATTATTAATTATGCAATTCTATTATCTTCTTTCATTCAAAAAACTAATAATATAATTTCTTTTCATCAAGCTATTTCTAATCATATTATTTTAAATAATCCTGATTACATTTTCCATAATATCATTTTAAAAGATATTGATTATTATTTTACTGATCCATCTTCAGATTATGTCAAAGGTCTTAATAATTTAAATTCTATTTTAACAACTTCTTCTATTTATGGTGGTAAATCTAAAATAAAATCTTCAAAATCTCTTTCTGATATTATTCATAAATTTCATAATAAACCAATATTTAAAATTAATTCTTTTGGATTTCAATTTATTGGTTATGGATTGGATAGTTTTATCATTGAAAAAATAATTGATAATTTCAAAGATAATATAAAAATAACTTCTAATGATGTAAAAAAATATTTACAATCTTATAATATCTATATTTAAAGATAATTTGGTAGTCTCTTTATATCATTTTTACTATCATTATTAATTATAATGATAGTAATTATTTATTCTTCAATTTTATGTATAATATTTATAATTCTATTTTTATTGATTTCAATTTTATATAATATTCATTATTCATATCAATTAGAAAATGGTTGTATTGTTAATAAAAAAAATTCTATTGTTAATAAATATAATTTAGAATATAAAGCACCAGATGAGGTTAATAATCCTGCTACTATAATTCCTCCTACACCTTCTCCTATTACAGATGCTATTAAATCTTCTTTATTACACCAACCAAAAAGAAAAATGAGACAAGATTATTATAATTTTTTATAATAATCTTGTTATTCATCTCTTATATTGATGTAAATGATCGCATTAAAGCGACTAACTACAATTTGACGGCTCTGTTAAAACGGTTTGTAGTTTTTGTAAATCAACTCCTCTCTTATATCTTTCTGGTCGTTCATCATATTCTATATAATAGTTAAAAACTTTTTGAATATTTTTACAACCATTTTTATCACGATTGATACAACCATTCCG